TCTTTAGGAGCACCCTTACCCATCATAATGTAATTACCGAACTCAAGGTCTAACTCGATGTCAGCATCTTGAAGCATACCAACAAATCTATCCCCTTTGTAACCTTTCTTAGAGGGGTCAAAGAACTTTCCAGGTCCAGGCATAATACTTCCAGCTGTCTCAGCAGACATAGCTCTCCCTAGCCTAGGGTCTAAGTCAGCAGCCAAATCCTCTGAGGGACGCAGGATAGCTTCACCTGTTTTCTTAACATTTTTCTTAGTAGATTTAACAGGAGTCATTACTTCCTCAAAGGTATCTTTCTTTCGAATAGAACCTACACCAAATGCAGAAGTCGTGCTTGTGTCTATCTCATACTGAGAAGCTTTATTCTTTAGAGCCTTTAATCCTTTAGACCCATACTTAATAGCTAAACCACCAAGAGCTATCATAGCGGCCTCAGTTGCGGCAGACTTCCCAGCTTTATTTAGTTCTTCTCGAATATACTCGTAGTTACGTTCTTCTTCGGGCTTAGAGTACTCGTCTATAACATTAGCTACGTTACCCCCTGCTTCATAAAAAGGAACTAGAGTTTCCCCTGCTTTGTCTAACCCTGCCATAAGTTCTTCTTCAGAAACATTTTCTTTTAGGAAAGAACCAAACCCACTAAAGTCAAAAGCCCCATCTCCCCTGAAACCAGGTCTACGAGAAAAGGAACTAGTCTTTTTTAACGGCGGGGTAGCTAGAGTACTGTCTTTCTTTTCAGTTTCAATAGGACTACTTGAGGGTGCCGAAAAGTTTAAGTCACCCATCTGATTTGATAAACCAAAAGTATCTTCTGACACCATACCCCCTTCGTTGAAACCTAACTTAATTTTAATCTTATCTAAAAAGGATTCTTTATAAGAAGGTGCTTGAGGTGGCTCTCCTGACTCAGTAAGTATATCTTGAGCAGCTTCCATTAACTTTATATAAGGCTCATACTTTTTAACTAAAAATTTTGACCTGTCTTCGGGTTTCTTTTTTATTAATTTTTGAAACTCTTTTATTCTATTTAAATCTACTTTGTCTAAGTCAGAAGCAGGATCTTCCCCTCTAAGAATAGAATTAGCTACATCATCAAACATCTCTGTAGTGCCTTCATGTGATTCTCCAGAAGCACCTATTAAAGCATTGAAAGCTCTCTTTCCGTATTTTTCTTGAAACTTTCTTTGACCAGCTAATGGTCCACCTGGGTCATTGTCTATTTCTTCAAGGATTCTATCAAATCCTCTATGAGACATTTCATGTGACCAAGTACGAGGATTAGCTGTATCAACGTCTGTTACAATAGAGTCAGGGGTTGTTGTTGAAGCAACCTCACTGGGAACACCCTCTGCTTTTAGCAATGAGGTAGCTCTTTTTTGAGAGATATTAGACGGAATATAAAAGGCGTTATCCTTTATATCCAGACCAACTATTTTTTCTGAAAAACCTTCGGGTACTGTAAGGTTAGTCACTTTATCTCTTTCGTACCCCTTAAAACCTAAGCGAGCAATAGGATTCCAAGACATGGATGGATCAAACTCTGCCCTAGATTCTACGGTAGCTAGGCTGTATTGTCTTTCTGGATCACTTATTCTGCGTCTAGGTGTTATAGACGTTTCAGGAGCAGAAGATTTCTTTTCCCCTAACCCCTTTGGTCTAGGTTTTGGTCTTAAGGATTTTTTAGGAGCCGCCATTTACTTTATCCCTCAAGCGAGTCAAAGATCGTAGAGCACGTACTTCACCTTGAAGTCTGTATAGTTCCTCTACTTCTGTTCGTTGTTCTAGCTGTTTGTAAGCAAACTGGATGCGAACCTCTAACTCCTCTAGCATCGCATCCCAAGAGTCTTTGTTATTAACTACTAACTTTAAGTTCATGCAGCACCTTGCTGCCCTGTATTACCTGAGAAGCCCTGTTCTCCTGGCTGAGGCGCTGTACCAGTTCCTATGTTACCGCCCCCTGCTCCAGAGGTATCCTGTACTCTAGGGGCTGCTCCCGCTCCCTGAGGACCACCCTGAGGTGAGGGTACACCTTGCTGAGGTTGTGCTTCAGGATTTTGAGCTTGGAACTCTTTTAGAAGTTCTGCTTGTAGTCTGGCGTCAGCCATCGAGTTGACTACCTTATCGGGATCAAGATCCATAGACTTAGCAATCTCTCGAATAATATAGTCCATCTTAGAGAACGGAGCTAAGGTTGGGTTCTGTGTAATCTGTAAGAACTGAAGTAAACGCTGGCTGCGAACTTCATTAGCCATTAAGCTTTCAGTACCTTGTGCTTTAACTTCTAAGTCACCCTTAATCTCTTGATCAAAGTCAAACTGCATATTAAAGTTAAAGAATGCTTTACCCAATGGAGAAAGTAAGTAGTCATCTACGTTCTTAACCACATTACGAATAGAACCATTAGCAGCAGACATAAGCATACTAATACCGCTTGCAGTCCTACCAACACCGCTAACCCCTGTTTGACCATGTGCAAAAGACGGGAACCCTGTTGATTCATCTGCTAATACCCTTGCCTTGTCGAAGAGTTGCATGTTTTCGTTAGATACGTTGGGAAACTTAGTTCCAAAAATTCCTTGACCAGGTGCCCCTCCCTGTCTCCTGAACACTTTACCTGGATACACGGAGAGGTCTTGCCCTGGGACGAGATTCGTCTCGTCAACCTCGATGATAAGATTACCAGATAAAGCAGCATTGTCAACGGCCATTCTCATAAAGCCATTCATCAAAGTCTGCGTATCATCCATGTTTTCAGCAATACCTACACCAAAGAAACTATAGGGATTAACTTCGTAGGGTACAGCGTAATACGGGATATAAGAAGGTGTAAACGGGTTCATTACTAGGCGTAAAACTTGTCCATTACAAACCCAAGCGTTTACAGATACTTGATCTACGTCTTCCATATCTTTTGGAATTTCTACGTTTTGATCTTTTAGAAGGTCAGTATCCATATAACCCCAGAACTCTAAGACTTCAAAACGCTCGCTACGGGCTTCCTGTTCATCGTCATCCATAGCTTGCTCCCACCACTCTTTAGTGTAGGACTCACCCATAGAAATTGAAGTGTCGATAGCATTTGTGCGGAAGAAGGGTCTGTTCTTAAGTGCTCTAAGTTGAGTACGAGACATCTTGTGACGCTCGATGATATACTCTGCGTCATCCATGTTAGAGGCATCGGGATCAGGATAGAAGTTCCAGATAGAAACAGAAGAACATTTAGGTACTGTTTTAATAAGAGGTGAGTACTCTCCTTCCTCAGACCAGTTGGGGTACTCTTTATCTACAGCAAACGGACCTTTCATAATGCCTGTACCAAACAGTGCACACTCAAAGGCTGCTGTACGTAGTTCTTTCCTAGCGTTTGATTCTTCTAGTTGATCATGGATCTTCTTTTCCATTTTCTTAGCTGCAATCATAGCAGGATGGAAAGTAATCTGTGTAGGTGATTCAGCCTCACCTTCCATAAGGTTCTCTTCTACAGGAGCTAGTTTTTCTTTTAAGCCAGCTAGTCTTTCTCTGAAGTCTACAAGAGTTTCACCTGGTTCTAAAGTTGGAACTCCTTGGTCCTCAGGAGCTTGTTGTTCATTCATTTTCTTAACAGAGTCTTCTGTCTCAAGACGAACAGCTTCTGTTACACCATCGGGTAAGATAGTAGGGTCAATACTAATAGGAAACTTGTTAGCTCCAAAAAGAACTTCTACAATCTGACCGTAAGCAGCTAGAACTTTAGTCTTTGTAACTTTAACAAACACTCTAGATTTTTCAGTAGAAGTAAACTGTACGTCTGGTCCGTATAGACCTCTATAGTTTCTATAGGATCTAATCCAGCGTTGTTCTTCTCCGTTTCGAGCAGTCTCAGCTTTACTAAAACGTTGTTGGATATAGTTGACGATAGAACCCACTAACGGATCACTAGTGTCATTCTCTTCGGTATCCTCTATGTAAGATACTTCAGCATCTTCCATGTAGACTTCTTCAGCTAAGATGTCATCTTCTTCCATAATTATTCCTTAGTATCCAAACGTTGAATCTGCTGCCTGAAAGCCTGTACGTTGAGAGCTAGAATCAAAATCAAACAAGTTACTTCTAGGTCTTGTCATGATTCCGTATCGTAGTGCATCGTATACGTGATCTTCTGCTTTTGTATCTACGTCTTCAGGATTGTTTTTATCTATGGGCAAGGCGGGTAGTTGAGCTATCGTATTATAGCAAGTACTAAAGAAAACTAATCGAGGCTCTTCAGTAAACTCATCTACCTGCAGTCTTCTATGTAATTCATTCTTACCTGCTATACGAGAACCTTTTGATCTATCTGCTGGTCTCCACCTACAGCCTTTGACTATCATTTGTTCAGCCAGTGATGGCCCAGTGTCACCACGCTTATGCCATAAAGAGCTATCCAAAACACCATATCGTATTTTCTCATCAGATTCAAGGTCTAAAACCATATCAGCTAAATCAGTTGCTAATACTTTAGACACGTAGAGTTCCCTATAGACTATAAGTTGTTCATCTGGAGCAACAGCAAACCAAACAACAGCACTGTAAGATCCGTATCCGTAGTCAGCCGCTCTAAACCTAGGCCAACTTTGAGGTATTTCATAAGGGTCTACCACATGTATCTTACGAGTAAATTCAGGAAAAGCGGCCCCTTCGTTAATGTCCCAGTCTCCCTCAAGCAACTGCCTTCTTTGGTGCTCAGGCAGAGAGAGTAGGTTGGCTTCGTACATCCCGTCATCAGACAGGTAAGGATTATCAAACAAAGTCGCAGGGATAAACTTTCTCTTAAATAGAGGGTCACCTTCCCTGCTATGTCCTTTAGGCCAACAGATGGTTTCTCCGTCTTGGTCTGTAGCCCAAAATGCACAATTAGGAGTGCCTGGATCAATAAAGGTTCGTTTAACCCACTGATGCCCTGGACCTCCTGGGTTACTCGTAGCCCTCATGTATAGAGGCAACCCTGAAGCTTTAGTAGTACGTAGTCTTGAACGCATATAATTCCAGGAGTAGTCTGAAGGCCACTGCGTGAGTTCGTCGAAGCCAATCCAGTTAAAGGCCTGACCTTGGTATCTCATAACGTCATCGTCACGGTCTAGATAAGACATCCAGAGAGTTGCACCACTAGGTGCTACCCAAGTCTTATCTCGTTCCATAAACTTAATACCTGGTATCGCTCTGGGGTATAGCTGCTTAGATACTGATATAAGTTCTCTTAATTCTTCTGTGCTTCTCCGTACAATTAACATCCTAGCGTTAGGGTTGTTTAAGTATCGCACTGGATCAGCTATTAGACTATAGGACTTACCACCACCAGCTGCCCCACCATAGAGTACTTCTTGCTCTGTAGCGGCTAAGAAGTTTGTCTGAGGACCAGGGTTAGGTTCAAAGATAATATCTTGCTTAGCTTGATCTAAATCTGCATCAGCTGGCTTCGGAACTGCTGGAATCTGACTCGAAGTCTTTAAAGATTCTTTTGGCAGCTCTACCACCAATTCTTTCTTTTTCGATCTTCTCCGCTTTCCTTGCCGCTTCTTTATACTTTTTGGCATACTTTCTATAGCTAGAGGAAGCTCGTCTGCGCTTTTCTTCGATCCTGACACGTTTGTCTAACCCTACATGTGATATATACCTACCTGACTGTTGAGATAACCATTTAGCTACTTGCCTTAGGCTGTACTCTCGTAGGAATAGTTTTGCTTTTTCTAAAAGTTCTAATTCTTCTGGTAAGGGTATTAGTAAATCAGGATCTTCCTCATCCTGCTTGTATCCAAAGGGTACATGTCTTCCAACTCGTATAATCGGATACCACTCTCCACTTTCTCCTCGTAGTGGTATCTGCCAGTCTGTCTTAGCTGGATACTTTGCTTCAGACGCTCTAGCAGTTTTAATCTTCGGCATCACTATCTTTAGACGGTAAAATAAATAGAGGCTCTGATGCTTTAACCTCTACTTTGTCTGTCTTAGTAAAACCTGCTCGATCTAGGATGTCTTTAGCCGCTGTCATCTTTTCTTTGACACCTAGGTCTGTTGGGTCAGCCATTACACTGAACATGGTGTACGCAGCCTTGGTGGATGACTGAGCAATAAATTTCTTAGTTCTCTCAACAATCTCATCTTCAATAGCTCCCACAACCTGTGCTGTAGCCACGCCTTCGGCGTATCCTGCAAGCTTTTTAGCTTTAACAGGATCACCTCTGGCTTCATCAAACAGAACGTCTAAGAACTTCTGTTGTTTTTCAGTTAGCTGTCTTGCCATAAACAAGTCCTTTGTAGTCTTACTGGTTTTGACCAAAGACCTTATTGTAAATCTCACCACGGGAAATACCCATGTCATGAAGGTCTTTGTCTTTGAGGTTCATAAGAACCCAGTAGTCTGCTCTGCGTTGCTGATGCTCTTGAAAGCGTGTTAGTAAGTTTCTAAACATATTTCTAAATCTCCAGTTAATTTGTGCGTGTTGGCTAGGATACCAACTGGAGACTAGTTATATACGAATAGTTATATCATACTACACATAAGATTGCAACCCCGTTATGCATTTAACGGTTAGGGTTGTAGAATTGCTTGACAGAAATAAATACTTCTATTCCACCACTAGCACCATCAAACCCTAAGATCTTATCACCAGCATGTAAATGAATCCTATCAGAAGTAATAATGTTGTACACATCTTTACCTGCAACAGATTTATCATTTACAATATGATGATACGTATTTGTGTC